CTACGACTGAATATGCCGAAGTAGCCGCTGGTGATACCTATGTGGATGTAACGGTGGAGTGTACCGAAACCGGCACTGATGGCAATGGTTATTTAGCCGGTCAGATTACGACGCTGGTAGATCCGATCCAATATGTAGCAAGTACAACAAATACAGCCACTAGCCAGGGTGGCACTGATGAAGAAGACGATGATACGCTAAAGGGCCGGATATTTCAAAAACCGGAATCTTTCAGCGTGGCTGGTCCGACCGGAGCCTATGAATATTTTACAAAAGAATATAACTCATCCATTATTGACGTTGGCGTTACTTCGGCCAATCCCGGAGAGGTTGACGTCTGTTTTATTTTGACTGATGGCGAATTGCCGGATTCTACCTTGATTTCCGAAGTAGAAGAATACCTTTCGGATGATACAAGGCGTCCATTGACGGATAATGTAACTGTGAGCGCTCCGGAAACGGTGGCTTATGATATTGAGGCTACTTATTATATAAAAACATCGGATAAAACTTCAGCCAGCACCATCCAAACGGCTGTAACCACGGCGGTGGACGAATATGTGGTTTGGCAAAAATCCGTAATTGGCCGCGACATTAATCCATCCCAGCTTGTTTCTGACATTATCGGCGCTGGCGCGAAACGGGTTGTAATTACTTCGCCGGAATATACCGTGGTAAGTGATACTCAGGTCGCGCTAGAAGGTACAATCAACTTGACCTATGGAGGTCTTGAAGATGAGTAAAACAGTTAACGATGTTACACTGTTAGAACTCTTGCCGGAGAATATTCGCAGTGATCCGGATATTATAGCGGCGAGTCAGGCGGTTGATACTGAATTTCAAGCGTTGGCCAGCTCAATCAAAAACTGTTTAACCATTGCCGATGTGGATAACGCCTGTTCGGATGTGGTGGATAACCTGGCAGGGGAGATACAGGTTGATTTCTACGATCAAACGTTATCCTTGGCCGTTCGCCGGGCCTTAGTGAAAAATGGCTATATTTATAAGTATCAAAAAGGAACGGCCTATGCCGTTAAGCAAATTGTTGAAGATGCGGGGCTTGATGCCACAGTTAAAGAATGGTTTGAGTACGATGGCGAGCCGTATTATTTCAAAGTTACAACTGAAACGGTCATTTCTAGTACCACGGTATTAGAAGAACTGGCAGAACTGATAAATTCAGTAAAAAATGTCCGATCATGGATGGAGGCTTTTATAATAAACCGCACCTGGTCCGGCACTATGTATTTTGGCAGTGTTTTGGTATCTGGAAAAACATTAACTTTAAGTCCTAAGGCGTTTGTTATGGATGAGGTTAGTGGTAATGCATATTTCGGCGGGGCGCTGCATGTAGGAAAAACGTTAACGTTAAAGGAGGTATGACATTTGGCTTTCGATGGCATGACAATGACAACCCAAGGTATTAACCTACAGACCAAGGTGCAGGCTGGTACCACTTTGAATTTTACAAAAATAAAAGTCGGCGATGGAGCGTTATCTTCAGATACCACGCTTGCATCACTGACTGATTTAATTGAATCTAAATTAGAGGTAGAGATTGAATCCATTGCATCCTTAGGGGATGGAACCTATCGAGTCCGAGGTACTTTGACGAATGCCAATGTAACCACGGGCTTTTTCCTTAGAGAAGTCGGGGTATTTGCGACCGATCCGGACGACGGTGAGATTTTGTATTCCGTAGCCAATGCCGGGGATGAATGTGATTATCTTCCTGCAGGCGGCGGATCGGTAGTAGTGGAGCAGGTTGTAGATATTATAACCGCTGTTGGCAGTGCGTCCAGTGTTACGGCGACGATTAACGAGGGTTCGGTTCTGTTATCTAAAGCAACGTTTACCGAGCACCAGGAGGCTAACCCAATTGATCATCCGGATAATTCAGTTACAGATGCTAAAATTGGTACTCGCACAATTGATGATACCGTAGAAGCGGCCAGCGGAGCAGGAGTACTAACAAATCTGTTTAGTAAAATTGGCTATATGATTAAGTCGATTACTGGTGAGTCCAATTGGTATACAGCACCAGATACAACATTGGCAAAAACAGCAAGTCATATTAGTGCATCGTCGGCAGCACATGCGGCTAGTGCCATAAACAACACGGCGAGTGGTAATATATCTTCAACAACGGTGCAAGCGGCGCTTAATGAATTGGATACAGAGAAAGCGGCGTTGGCAGGAGCGGCGTTCACCGGGGCCGTAACGATGGCCAAAACGTTGGGCGTAACGGGTAAGACTACGCTATCAACTTTAGAGGTTGCAGGGGCGGCAGCATTAGATAGTACTTTGGCAGTAACCGGAGAAACAACAATTACCGGCGCGCTTGCCGCAAACGGCGGTATAACTGTTAATGATTATACTGTGCCGTACATAGTGGCTGAATCACTTGGCACTACTGGATATAGAAAATGGTCAGATGGAAAAATAGAGCAGTGGGGAATTACTGGAAGTATAACTAGCTCTGGGAGTGTAACATTTCCTGTTACATTTTCAGAAGCCTGCACACACGTTGGGTGGACACCGGTTAGAAGTGCAATCACTGGTTCTGGTGATTCTAACGGTGTTTTAACAAGTTATTCTACGTCAGGATTTAGTTTTTCATCAGGTATTGGGGTAAGTGCAACCTACTTATGGGTTGCAGAAGGATATTAAAGAGGTGAATGAAATGTCTCAAAAATATGTTGTTATAAATTCAGACGGGACAAATGCATTTTATGATAGTGTTATAAACGAAGCAATTCCAAGCGGTGCTTTGGAAATTGCCGATTCGGATTATAAAAAGTTTTTTGAAAATCAAGGAAGTTATGTGTTTATAGTAACAATAACTGATTCAATAACTACAGCTACATTAAGTGAAGTTACTGTGACGTTGGCAGAAGCACAGACAGCCGCTATAGCATCATTAAAAACACAGGCGGCTGAACAATACGTGGCTGGGGTTACCAGTTCAGCAACCGGGACGGCCTTGTATTACGATTCTGACACTACCACGCAGTCACAGATCACTGCAGCGTCTTTATTGGCGGTTGCTTCATCTACCCAGTTTGCTACGCTCTATCCTTCGGGTATTACTATTCGTGCAAAGGCAAGCAGTTCTGCTGATGATAGCACAAAACAACAGTATGCTCATACGGCTGACCAGATTATTACGCTTAGTACAAATATGCAAACCATGCTGGCTACGGTAAAAACCAAACTATGGGCATATCAAGAAAAGGTTTATGCCGCTACAACTGCCGCTGAAGTTGAAACAATTATGTCCGCTGTTAAGTGGTAAGCGAAAATGAATAGAGCAAGAGAGCCATGCCGCTAAGTAGCGGTTATTTATGGGATTTTTTAAGGGGAGGGTGAGGAATGGGCGAGTTAGATTGCATGGCACATTCCGGGCATGAATCAAGGATAAAACAGTGCGAGATAAACGATGCCGACATTTTTAAAAGGCTCCGTGAACTTGAAATGGCCGTGTGGAAAGCCGCCGGTGCCAGTGGCCTAGCTACAGCGCTTTTGGTAGTGTTGCTAGAAAAAATGATGAAATGAGGTTGAGAATATGAACATTATTAAAAAGGATTGGCCTTGGCCTAATGGATTGATCAATCGGAGCCTAACCCAATATATTGTGGTCCATCATACTGCAGGTCCCCAGATGCAGGATGCTGATCGTATCTGGGATGAGCATATTAATGCCGGTTATAACGGTATTGGTTATCATCGGGTTATTAAAGGTGACGGGACAATCGTCCAGGGGCGGCCAGATGATGTTATTGGCGCTCATGCTTTAGGCGTTAATTCCTGCAGTGTAGGGGTAAGCCTTGAAGGTAATTTCCAGGATGGTGATACTCCGACTGATGCCCAGATAGCGACATTAAAATGGTGCATGGATGATTATAAAGCAATGTATCCTGATGCCGAAATTATTGGACATCGGGATGTTGCTGGCATTACCGATCGCTCAGACTATGCGACGGCCTGCCCAGGAGATACGCTGTATAACATGTTGTCGGATTTGGAATTATGAATCCGGAAATTGAAAAACAGGTACTGAAGTACCTAATAGAACTTGCAGAATCGCCACCAGTGCAGGCCGAAATACAGGCCGCAAGGGTGGCGATTCTTAATATCATCGAAGCGGAGGCGGCCAAAGCCGTACCGTGGGGTTTAAGGACCATCGCCCGCGTAATGCGGTGGATATATAAAAAAATAAAAGGGGCGTATTTAACTATGAAAATGAAATTCGAATTACAGAGGTTTGCTGAGGATTCTGCTGCGGAAGAAGTAGCGACCACGGCAGAAGGCACCGACGATACTGAAACCTCAGAAACTGAATCCACAGCTACTGGCAGCGCAACAATCACCGTCAAGGATAGCGACGGTAATGCGCTGGAAGGTGTAGCTCTGGCCTATACGGTGAATTCGTCAGCTTGTGAAGGGACAACCGATTCGAATGGCCAGCTTACTGTTACCGATTTGCCGGTAGGTACTTATAGCTTTGCTGCTACGCTTTCCGGTTATGCCAGCGGTTCAGTTGATGTTACTGTAACGGAAGGGGCAACGGCAACCGGGGAAATTACAATGACTAAAGAAACTACTGAGGAGGAATCTACTGTGTCAACTTCAACTACTGATGTATCTTCGGCGGCAGAGACTGCTGCAATCACTAGCGTGATTAGTTCTGTAACGAGCGGAGCAACCGAATTCTTGGAAAGGCTATTTACCTTAGCTGATACGGAGGCAACCAGATTGGAAGCCGAAATAACAACTACAACTGATTTCTTTGTTGCGTGCAGAGACAAAATCGAGGCCGTATCTTTAAGGGCGTTAATCGCCGCTGGCAGGGCCGGAGAAGTCGCTGCCGTTGCTTTGCTTGTTAGCAAACTCAAAGATAAAATAGCCTAATAAACACTGTTGGCCCGGTCTTAGGATCGGGCCTTACTTTTTTATGTGGGGAGAGTGCTATATATAATGAAAGTAAATGTTTTATTTTATTTTGGACATGATTGGATAGGCAAGGTTATTGATGCTGTGGAGGGAAAAGGGAAAGATCCAAGCCACACCGGCATATTTATGTTCAGTTCGCTGTTGGAGGCAGTAAAAGAAGGTTTTGTAAAGTCGCCGGCAACTACATATGATGGTCTAGACACTAAAATAATTACTGTTGATGTGCCCGATGTGGAGGCGGCAGAAGAAAAAGCGAAAGAGTTACTTGGTACGGCTTACGGGTACATTGATTGTGTTAATGGTGGTCTACATGATTTAACCGGTAAGAATGTTCCTGGTGATGGCGAGATTACGGTAAATTGTTCTGAGGCTGTATGCCGAATACTTAGGGCTGGTGGTTTGGATATTTTGCCAGGGGTATATGCTGATGATGTGACGCCTGCTGATCTATTAAAGGCGTTGGAGCCATTGGAGGTGGCGGCATGAAGATACCAGATTTTAAGTTTACGGTGGATATAATGCCTATATTGAAAAAGTGGTTTGGTTGGAAATGAGTAAGAGGTTAAGCGGATGCGTCTGCCTGGCCACACTTTTATTATGATGAGGGATTTTAGACTTTTTTATCATTGGATAAATAATCTAAATTAAATATATATTGTAAAATAGGACTTTTAAGTTTAAAATTTACTTAAAAACTTATTGATTTATTACGATAATATATTATATAGGGTGGGGGCGCACGAATGCAGGTTGGGCACTTAACAAATATTCAACGGGATAATATCAAATATCTTTTACAAACTCATACACAAATAAAGCACTTTAAAACACTTCCGGATGATTTTGCGAAGGGCATAGGTAAAGGACAAGTCATTGAAAATGTTTTAAATAGCGTAGATGAGGGTAAGATAGATTTTGAAGAGTTCAAGTCATGGTTGGCACTTCATCAAATAAATGGTAACAACAGTTTCTATGTATATGAACTTAGAACTCATACGGTTACAGAAGGTATGCTTCGTAATTTGCAAACATATATTGGCAGTATTACATATGATATAACTGGGTGCTCTGTTGATAATTTAAAGGAAACTGTTTTAGTTAACTTTTTTCTAAATGTGGAAGAAAAACGGGGAATTTTTACCTTTCTGTCTCCCGCTACGGTTATGAAAAAAGTAAGGATGGATAATACCGTTCAGTATATTCCTGAAAAACAAATATATTATGCAAATGTCATAGTAGACTATGGGCTAGGATGGTTAATTGTTTCAATAAATCCTACTACGAATATGATATCGGTTGATAATAATGAAAAAAATAAAAACGGGTTTGAACCTATTGCGAATTACTATTTAGTAAAGATGAGAGATATTATTGGAGAGTTTACAATCAAGACACCTAATTGGGTGCCTCAGGCTTTAGATTTATTAGCTGAAGAAGGGACGCATCATAATAATCCAGAGATTACCGCAGAATATATGAAAGCAATTCCTTGCATTGAAGATACAGTCGTTCAGTTGTTAAGTGACTTTGAATTAGATGATCCTTCGGCACTTGCATATGTATCAGAGGAGTTCAAATTGGCCTTTGAAAGTGTACTTATCGATAAATATGGGGTGAATGAAGAAGCCACATGCTCTTTTCGCGTTTTCGAATTAAAGGGAGACCAACACAATAGCGTTGTTTATGTAGGTGCCAAGGTTGGTTCATTGAATGAAGGCAGAGTGGCTAAGGTAGCAAAAGCAACTAGAGCAAATGCCGATTTAACTCAACTTGGTATTGAGTATAATAGGGAAAATGACACTTATAGATTTTACATATCATTATGTGATGATTACTATTTAATTAAAAGTAATTCAACAAAGTTTACAAACGAGGGGGTAATTAGAGATGTCATTATTAAACTTGGCGAATATAAAGAACAAATTCAATCTATCGCCATTGGCAAGTCAACGGATTAACGATTTTATTACTTCGCTAAGGCCTAATGACACTATATCCTCATCGTTATTTGCAAGAAAAACGGGTTTAACTATCGATTTTGCTAAAATGGTATTAGGTGAACTTGTTGCGGATGAGATAATGGAGTATTACATTATCGTTCCTTGTAGTAATCCAATTGAAGATGCGGAACACTATGTCGTATTCTTTTCTTTAGAAGATTTGAACCATTGTTCTACTGAAAAAAAGTGTGCGGTTTGTGATCAATGCGGCCATGAGTTTGATGCTATTAATGCAAAATTTGGATACCGGAGACGTGTTGCGGAGAACAATAATGGATGAACAACAGCAATTAAGAACGCTGCTAAATACTATGCCATTTGATAGTATTCAAGATGTAATAGAAAATGCAGGAGATAATACTATATGGCGTCCTTTCTATAAAAATCTTGTGGAAGTTGATACTTTTAATACTTTTATTGCTGCTATTGAGGAGTCGAGGACTTGGCCCGCAAAACGTAATAAAGAAAAGGGAAATCTCCTGGAAGATCTTATGAAATTTATATTCAAGAGATTTCCAAATATATTAGGAGTTTCACGAGCTATTACGACTGATAATGAAATTGATTTAGATATTAAATTTAATGAAACACTTTCACCGCAATTTGTTCAAGACAAGAAATGCTATTTTATATGCGAATGCAAGAATATGGTTTCTTCGTCTATCAGTGTTGGCATGGTAACTAAATTAGTAGAATTGTGTGCTGCTAATAAAGCAGGCATAGGCATTTTTGTGTCACTAAAAGGAATTGGCGGAAGTGGCTGGAGGTTTGGAGAAGGGAAAAGGCGTAAGTTATTTTTAAAGACCTCTATTCCAATTATTTCATTTACGTTAGATGAAATTAAAACATTAGCGCAACCTGGCATTAATTTCTATTCATTAGTAAAAAATAAGTATCGTTTATTAGTCGATGAACTTGATTTTGACGGTCAAGTAATAGGAGCGCATTCTCAAGATAGCCCGGACTTTGTTCAACTTCTTCAAGAAACGGTACAATCATTACATAAAATTGACATACTGACTAATGATGAATGTACGAAACTGTTGCAACGTATAGAGGAAAAGTATGTATAATAAACATGGGTGTTAGGTTGTTGGCATAAAAAATAAGCCAGGAACACGCATATATTGTGTGTTCCTGGCTTATTTTTTTATGGGTAAATGGTATGAATTGGGAGAATTTTTGACATTTATGTTATTTTTTTAAGGGGGTGGAGATATAAGATGATGTTAGAAATAAATTTAACAAAATAGGAGTTGGTTAAGAATGAAAAACATTTTAGTGGCATGCGTTACAATTTTGACGGTATGTATCTTTTTTGGGGTGGCGGTTGGCTCACTTTGGGACAATAATCACTCAAAATATGATTCGGATTTTTTTCACGCCAAGGATGGGGTGGAAATTAATCAAGAATTGTATAATCAAACGCATCGGCCGCCATATTAATTCCAACCGCTGAGCTTACGAGTGCCCCGTGGAAGTAATTCTGCGGGGTACTTTGCTGTTTAAGTAAGATCAATGTGATAGGTTTTGTATATTTTATTGAAAGCGTATTTACAAAATCAAAAATAAATGGTATAATTTAACCATAGAAAGGGGGCGCATAAGTGAACAGACAAGATGATCTTCTCGGAACGGCGGCTTTGCTAATCAGTATCGCGGCTAACCTGATAACGATAGCAAAGGCCATCCCGGGAAGGAGAAAGCCCCGGACAAACCGCAAGCGTCGCAAGCCAAAGCGGTAAACCGGAGCCGATGGGCAGGGAGGGAAACCTCCCTTGCTTATCACAAAGTATATCATCTTTGTTGTTCACTTTCAATTATGACTAAATGGGGCAAAATAGCTATTGTAACGGGAATTATACTAGTAATAATGATCATGTCTTGGATTAATTGGAACTTTGATACCTTGATTGCACTTTTGACAGGTTTGCTACTAGGCTTAGTCTTAGTAGGAACATGGCTTTGGTGGAAGTTATGATAGTAGAAGAAAAAAAACGTGGTGGGGCAAGAGAGGGCGCTGGGCGCAAAGTTGGCCCTGAAGGTATAAAGAAACCCCATGCAATTAGGTTCACCGATGCGACTTGGGCCCGTATTGTTCAAAATGCCAAGGCGGAAGGGTACGATACAGTGACAGCATTTATTGAAGCGAAGACAGCATATTAAATATGTCTTGCCATAATAATCATGTAGCCTCTCACGAACAAATACGGTATAATCAAATCCGTCCGATCGGCGCGGCTTTTTGTTCGTGCATCGCGCTGATCGTTAAAATACACCTTATACCCTACCAGTGTAGGGTTATTTTTTATGTAGTAATAGATTAGCCTCCGGCTGATATGTCGGAGGCTATCTGTCTATTTACTATAATTTTTGATTGCATCCCAGCGCCATTGCCAGTTTTTCATATACTGCTCGGCAAGCTGTTTATTACCGTGAATTATAAGGCAGTTCTCGGCGTTGTTATGTTCGGCTGAATAAGAGAAATTGAAAGAACCAGTGATGACGTCAATTTCATCGATAATCATTATTTTACTGTGTGCAATCTGAAAAGCATCATCAATTTTGATTGGAATACCATTTTCTATGACTGCAGAATAAAGGTTCTTCATGCGTATTGCCCGCGATGAGTCTTTATCTATACCGGCGACATTGCTTTTATCGATAATAATTCGAACATCAATTCCGCGTTTTTTCGCGGTAATGAGAGCATTAATAATTTCAGGGGAGGTAAAACTGTAGGCTTGGACTTGAATGGTGCTCTGTGCCTTGGCAATTTCTCTGATTATCATGTTGGTTATGCCGCCTGACGGGCTAAAAGCCACATCGACGGTTCCGACAGATTGATAAGTATGAACGTCTTTTAGATTATCCGGCAGTACTGCGACCGCTTCTGTGATGCCAGATGTGAAGAGCGTTAAAATGGTAAAGGCTGTTATAGTGTACTTTTTTAATAAAAGGTGCATAGGTTATCTCCTTAAAAACATACGCTTCCTGTATAACGAAGCATTTGATTAGTCGTAAATAGGTGTCTCTTTAATTATTAAGGGTTGCTATATTCCATGATAGTAATAGTAGCGGTAGGGTTAGTAACACCTTTAGTCTTAAGCCATGTAACTGCTGCGCGACTTCTAGCGGGTTCTACATTATCAGCTCGCATCATATCACTGTCAACGACATTTCCTGCAGCATCTAATAATTTTACATTAACAACACCAGATACCTTGTATTCGGAATCATTTTTAAACCAAATAGCTACCTTATTATTGCCTTTACTATCAGTAGTGCTTTGAATATCGACTTTGGCTGAACACTTACTAGCGATCTCTTTTTTAAGTTCTGGAATAGCTTGTTTTTCCACTTCTGATTGTTGTGCTATGGCTTGCTTTTCGGCAAGTACCTGTTGTTGAGCTGCTTTTTTTTCATCTGAAGCTTGTTGCTCTGCAGCCGCTTTTTCAATACGTAGTTGCGCTTGTTCCGGTGTCTCGGATTTGGCAACTCCAAATGCCGTTACAAATGACAACAAAAGGCCGATAACACAAAAAATTGCTACCCTTCTTCTAGAGTTAAGTTTTAGGATGGTTGGGCGAATCATTCCAATAACAAAAGCAAGTATAGACCCAAAAAACAGTATTATAAATACGAAAGCCAAAAAATTATGCATAGTACACTCCTTTACGATTATAAAAATATGAATTTATTGACAAACATTGTATTATTACCACAAATTACCTAAATTTCCTGCACAAATTGACAAATTTATTGAAGGGTGTTTTGGGGAAAGTATGTACGTTCGTGGCTGTGCGTTTAATACTACTTGTTTTCATACCAACATGTAAGACTTGCCAAAGCTATACTCACCGATATTGGGACAGAAGAATTGGCTCATATGGAGATGATTGCAGCACTGGTATACAAGTTGACCGAAGGCGCGAGCCCGGAAGAATACGAGGCTGCAGGGTGGGGCGGACAGT